CCAAGTAGACCATCAGTAGGAACACTTGATGTATATCAATTAGTGCCAGCATCCGGATCCACCGGCCAATATCCAGACATAAGATATGCTCTCAGAATTGAAGAAGGGATGCAGGCGACATCTACCAACAGAACATCATATATCACCACAGATATAGTGGATTTCTCTATAAATACGGTGGAATCTCCTACAAGTAGTTCTGTGTATAGCTATAACGGAGCAGGGGAACCTGACTTCTATCTGTTAACTAAGAGCGTAGAAATATTTTCTGGCCAAATTGTTAAAAATCAAGTATATGTATCCTCTACCTTTACACCAAATCTACAAATTTCATTGACAGATAATAATATAATCAAAATTGTAAGTGTGGTCGATGACCAAAACAATACCTGGTATCAGGTGGATTATTTAGCACAAAATTTGGTATTGTTACCGGTCGAGAATAATCAATTAAACTTTGAACAATTTTACAATTACAAATCTTCGGTCCCAAGTATTATGAGATATTTGAGAACGAATCGAAGATTTTCCATAAAAGTTGATGAAAATAACATAACGACTTTGCAATTTGGGCCGGCAAATGAAAATGTTCCGGAAGAAGTTGTTGTGCCGAATTCTTCATTGCTTGGTGCTGGATTTTCAAACCTAAATAAATTTAATCTGACACTTGATCCAACAAGTTTTGTCAGATCATCGGCATATGGAATTTCTCCGGTTGGAACAACATTGACTATAACATATATAGTTGGTGGAGGCATTTCATCAAATACAAATTCCAATACCATAACTACAATAAGCAATATTAACATAACAGAGCTGCAAAGTTATACCACCGGAGAGATAGATTTGGTTAATCTGATAAAGAGTAGTATTAAAGTTAACAATTCAACCCCCACATTGGGTGGAAATGACCAAGAGACCATATACGACATTAAAAACAATGCCTTGTCAAATTTTTCCAGTCAAGATAGATTGGTTACAAAGGAAGATTATATATCGAAAGTGTTTAGTATGCCATCGCAGTATGGGTCTGTGGCTAAAGTATATGTTACTACAGAGTCAGATTTGAATACCAAAAATGCAACATATGTCAAGGGATTGTTAGATCAAAATAATAATATGATTGTTGATCAATCTCAAATGAATTTTAGAAAGATCAATATGGATGGTAATAATCAATTTGGTGTAAATTTATATATGTTGGCGTATGATGAAAATAAAAACCTTACACAAATAAATGATGCGTTGTCGTATAATCTCAAAACATATCTATCACAATATAGATGTATTACGGACAGAATTAATATAATTGATGGATTTATTATCAACATCGGTGTCAAATTTAGTATCTTAACATATTCTAATAATAATAAACAGGAAGTATTATCCAATTGTATTTCTGCCGTTAAAAATTTCTTCAATATTGACCAGTGGCAGTTTTCTCAGCCAATTAATCTAAGTCAATTGCAATTAGAAATTGCTAATGTATCCGGCGTTCAGTCTGTGGCAAGTTTGGAAGTCGTCAATCTTACCATTGATGATGGAAATTATTCAATTTATCAGTATGATATATCTTCTGCGACGAAGAATAATATAGTCTATCCCCCGATAGATCCTGCGGTTTTTGAGATCAAATTTTTGGATACCGACATACAAGGACGCTGTGTTTCTTAATTATGCACACACGAATATTTCCAGATCAAGATTCTTATATTGAGAATACCCCAAATTTTTTTCTAAAAGATTTCGGTAGAGATGAACTATTGGAAATTTGTGTATTGAATTCTGACAGTTCAATATATACATCCAGTTTGCAAAGTGGAAGTTTTAATAATAAGACAATCAAAAAAGCAACTGTGCAACGTTTTGTTGGTACATTGACAGGTTCATTATCAGGGTCGGCCGAGTTTATTACGGGGTCAGTGATATATTATTTTTAATGTGATAACATGCACCATTTTATTTACTCAAAATCCAATTCATATATCACAAATAATTCCGAATATTATTTGAGAAATTTTGGTAGAGACGAAGAATTAGAAATATCTTCAGAATTAATTGGAAAATATATCTACGAAAATGCGATAATCCAAACCACCGGAAGTACTGAAATAATTCTTTGTAAGACAGATTGTTTTTCCGGAATGTTGACAGGTAGTTTGTCTGGTTCTGCGGAATCTATTAGTGGTTCGATTTATATCCCGTGCCCAGATATCTATATCACGTCGCCCCCGGCACCAATTATAAATCAATTCTATGATTATATTGTACAAGCTATAGGAGGAGCATCTCCATACACATTTGAAGTAGTTTCCGGGGAAACTCCGTATGGTATACATTTTCTTTCAACCGGAGAAATCATAGGACAAACAACGGTTGGCGGTCAGGCCTATCATTTTACTCTAAGGGCCACAGATAAATGCGGTTGTCATGGAGATTTTGTGATAACCTGGACAATTGCGTGTAATACACTTCAATTGTCAACTATACTATCACCTGAGTGCGGGCAAGAATATTCGCAAACAATAATAACCAGTTTTGGCACCCCACCATACACATATGGTTTAATTGGAAGTCTGCCATATGGATTATCATTGGATACATCTACAGGAACAATTTCTGGGAATACTATTGAAAGCGGAATATTTGACTTTACAATATTGTCTACAGATGCAAATGGGTGTGTTGGAAGCGGATCATATGGATTTACACTTTCGTGCTGTCATACTTTTTCTTGGAATGAAGTTGGGTTTGAACCGTGTGTATCAAATGTTCCATATATCGCATCTGTCTCCGCGTCAAATGGATTAGAACCATATACATATTCCTTAATAGACGGAAGCCTTCCTGATGGCTTGGCGTTGTATTCAAACGGAAGTATATCTGGAATTCCTACAACTGTACAAACTTCAAACTTCACTGTTGAAGCAGTAGATTCTATAGGTTGCACCGGTCAATTGACAGCATCAATTCAGGTAATGGATGGATGTAAAATCATACTTGAAAGAGCATGGAATAAAAATACTAATTCATGGGAAAATCCTTATATATATACGTCTACATGTGGTCCATGTGTATCCCAAGATTGGACATTTATACAAGAATCAAATCCATACTGTATATGGCACAAGGTTATTTGTCCTGAATTTCCATGTACAGTAGATGGCGATTGTTCATCATATGTAAATACGGATATGACTTTGCCACCTTATGATTGTGGGTGTGGAGATTGTCATGAGGTTTACACGTTAAATGCTCATATTAGTATTGAATGGGGGGTAGATCCTAATTGTGCTCTTGGTTCTAGTGACCAAGACATTTCATGCGTTGTAACTAGAAATGCCTCCGATTGTACATATTCTGGGATTATTGCTGTATCTGGGAGTTGCATATCCCAAATCTTCATAGACCTAGATAATATAAATCAAATAATAGCATTTTCAGCTGATACTTCCCGGTGGGGATATGCGAATCCCATATCATTTATAGATTGTATTTCTGGAAGCTATGACACCGCATATGTTCAAACTCAATGTCAAAGTTTACCATTCTGCACACCAACGGACTGGGTAATTCCAGATCCAATAGGAGCACCATGTAGAGCAACATGTACAACGTGTGGGCTTGATAATAGGATTTCTACATGGGAAGCTATTTACGATGGAATGCAATGGAATTTAAACACCACGCCGGTGTCTATAGATCCCCCAATGTATGAGACATGTTTTGGTATGATGTCTATAACCAATATTACTATAACATAAGGATATAATGAGCGACCCAATATTACCAGACCATTTACCAAATCAAGGATTACACCCGATTCCAAATCCAATAGGATGCTCTAATCCTTGTAATAATTGTGATCCTGCTGTTCATGATGAATATAATGTTGTTTTAAATTCCGATTCTGCAATAACAGTATATGCATACAAACCATACATAGATGCTCCGTGTACATGGTATCAAGACCCCAGTGGTGGTGGTAGTGGAGTTGCGCTGAATTATGTAGAGGGAAAGATATGGCAATTATCTTTCCCCGGAGAACCCGGATGGCTTATTTTTACACAAACATCCTCAGTAGACCCGTGTGATCCAAGTGGATGTTATTCAGATGATGTAGGAAATTACGCACAAGTCGGTATTGATATTACAACAAATGATTGTGTGGCAGTTCCGTGCACTTGTCAAGGAGATATGCCAGGAACAATTCTGTTAAAAGCCGGAACCATAATGTCTGCCAGTTTCTTTTCTAATCAAGATTGTACGGGGGATCAAATATTTCCTCCGGTAATACATATAGTTATATCCGATGCTATCCTTTCATCCCTCGGCCCATGTAGCTGGGGAAATAACAATATCTCATATTCAACAAACGGGGGACCCCCGGGTGAAGGCCCATTCTCTGTACAGATTCAGGGAAATAATCCGTGTGTTTGGTCTCTTGCCGGGCCATTATACACATTAATTAAGTCTACTGGATTACTTCCAAGTGGCAATTATACTGGCACAGGATGTGGGTTTGGTATGAAAATTGATGGGAGTGGAGTTATCGAATCGTTGTAATTATGGTATTGATATGAAAATTGAATGTGGAAAATGGATAGATATAGGTCACTCAGGCGGCGGAAAATGTTCTGTTGTAAATATGAATATATCAATAGGGACATGTGAACACTGTTTAAAAAACAAATTGGAAGGAAAACATCTACTTAATAAATCAATAATACCAAAACCCATCACTGGTTTAGGTGATGTAATTGCGAAAGTGGCCACTCCAATTGCTAGAGCACTGAATATGCCATGTGTAGATCCACAAACAAAACAACTTAAACCAGAAAGTCCATGTTCAAAACGAAGAGCAATGTTGAATAAGGCTGTTCCATTTAGTTAATATAATATACCGATTTTTACCATAAAGTCATATTTATTGGTATATGGATATAAATTTTAATTATGAAATCTTCACAGGAACACTTTGTCAATCATTTGTATCTGGGAGTGTTAGTGGTTCATTTACTGGGTCTATAGATGGATTTACCGGAAGTATAGAATGTTTTACTGGCCAAATGACCGGATTGGCATCTGGCAGTTACTATACCACAAACAATGTATTTGTTAATACATCTACTCCAATTATTAAAAGAAGTCTTTTACAGTTCGATTTGGCAGCAATATCAAAATCAATATCAAATGGAGAAATAGAAGTTCCGAATTTTGTATTAAACCTCAAAGTCACAGAAGCAAAGGCTCTTCCATTGACATATACAATTTATTGTTATCCATTAACAAAAAACTGGCAAATGGGGTATGGAACATTTGCCGATGGTGGTTCTGATGTCGGTGTTAATTGGGCATATACAAATTATCCAGATTTAGGGACTGCTTGGTATTCCCCCATGGATCCTACCTTTATTCCTACCGATGATTATTTGACTATTCCGTCAACATCCTCTTTTGTAAGAGGGGGCGGAGTTTGGTATTATGCATTGCCTACATCATCAATGGATCTTCCGTCGGGTTCAAGTTTGATGTGTACCCAATCCTTTGATTATTACCAATCTTCCGATATAAAATTGGATATTACACCAATATGCAAGGCGTGGATTGGAGGAGGAATACCAAATAACGGTATTATATTGATGACATCAGAAGAAGTAGGCTCAAATCCACAGAATGGATATTTACACTTCTTCGGAAAAGAGACAAACACAATTTACACGCCATATATTGATGTCCAATGGGACGACTCTACTTACTTGTCCGGGAGTGTTTTGATTAGTTCCAGTATGGCACCAGTCACATCAAGCGTGGGAGTGTCGGTATCAATAAAAAATCTAAAGAAGGAATACAAGTCTGGAACAATTTCAAGATTCGATGTATATGCCAGAGATTTATATCCCAAGAAAACATTTAGTAGACTACAGACTGTCTACCTGGATACAAAATATCTTCCAGCATCAAGTTATTATGCCATCAAAGACAATGAAAGTGATGAAATGGTCATTAATTTTGATGATTACACAAAGATAAGTCTTGATGATGTTGGTAACTTCTTCATGTTAGATACGACAGGAATAGCACAGGAAAGATTTTATAGAATATTAATCAAATGTGAATTTGATGATAATGAAGTCGTTATTTATGATGACGGGGCAGTGTTTAAGATCACTAGATAAAAATGAATTCAATAAATACATTTGGACCTGAAATAACCAAATTCAGAAATAATGACTTAGAGTATATCTACAGTTTCAATTCTGCTGGGAATCTTTCGTTTTCATACAGTGGTTCATTTAACCAAGTATATCTCATGGTAAGTGGATCCAGATTTGGGTATGATGATTCCAATATTAACAAATTGTTGGATATCTCTTTTTCAGAATTTTCTGATACATCAGAAGAATCGACCGTTTCTTCTATAGATTATAAATCTATTGCAGATCAATTGAACGATCAGGTTTTAAATTTACAGTCCTTGTTATTGGCATCACAACAAAATAGCTCATCTCTTGAGGATTATGTTAGCCAAATTAATAGAGATGAGGCAACTATAATAGCATTGAGAATTTCATTGGGGCAGGGTAAAACGGTCAATGATTTTTCTACTGTATTCCCATATTTGCCACTAGTTTCTGGATCAGTAAATTCCAGTGGTTCTTTATCAAACAACTCCCCGGCAACAGCGTCTATAAGTAATCCATTGGCAAGCCTAGATTCAAATGGTGACGGCATGTTATCCACCAAGGAAATAAGACAAATTCCTATATTGTACAGAACAAATCCTGTATTGCAAAATTTAATAGCAAAAAGACATAATGGAAAGGCTCCGAAAACATTATCTAAAATAGACCTAGATTATATCGTTCGGACATTCTATATGTATGTGGATCAAACAACATACACAAATACAAAAATTTCTTCTAATATTACGGATACATTGCTTAAAAAATTTGACATAAATGGAAATAAGCTTCTGGATAAAACGGATTTGAAATTAATAAAACAACAGTTCAAGGTAGCAAACCCGGTTCTTACACAATTCGCATCAACCGGGTCAAATGGTAAATATAAATTTGATGCTACAAATCAACAAGAAATTTATAATGCAATTTATACACAAATAACAGGATCTTCTAGTTAATAACATGGCATCATTCAATATATTGCAGGAAAATTCTTACGGGATAAATTACACAAGCTATCTTAATCAATCAGATACTAATCTTTATTTGGGGCCGTCTATTAATGAATTTTTCTTTGGAACCGGGGATGTAAGCAAAGATTCAATCGAAATGGGAATTTATGATTCTTCGCAAAATCTCCTGTATTTTACATCTATAACGGGTTCCTATACTACCACAAGAAATAATTATTTGTATACAGATATTGACGGGAATTCCTTTGTCGATTATTTTGACAAAACTACAGGAAACTTTATACAGAGATCTTATAGAAGTTTGTTAATAGATATCCCGGACTTTATATCAAGTTCTATTAGTAATTCTTCGAGTCTATCTTCAAGTTTGTTTACTGGAGCATCTAACAATTTCTACATCTCTGTCAACCCGATAATAAATTTCTTCTCAATATCGAATCCACTGGTGATAAAGGAGATAAGCAACTCTAAACAAGAGATTCGATTGGTCAAAAACTTCTTGTCTGAAAATGTTGAAAATGATATCTCTTTGGAATTTAAGAATTCCCAGATTTATCTGAACGGGAACACGAGTATAAACCTGAAATCTGGCATAATTCATACTATTACGGTTTCTGTTAGTGGAAACGAAGATATTACGGACATTGGGTTTAGTCTTGTTAAGGACGGACCGATACTCGGAACCGGTACAAACTACACTTCAAATATAATTTTTAAACCATTGACCCAGGAAATAATACTTGATACTACTTCCGGCAATTTCCCCCAAGTGTTATGGATATATAACAAACATCAATCAGGAATGGGATGTCAAATCACATTTGCGGATTCTGTTGACAAAGATATATTCAAACTAAATACTGAATTTCTTTCTCTCGATTCAAATAAGTTTGTATATGAACAGATATACGATATAATGGAATATTATCTCAACAGTTTTAATTGTGTAAACTTATATAACTCGACCAAAAATAATAATGTCGCTGAGATAGAATCTTTAAAGCATTTTTTCACTCTCAACTCCGATTCTGGCGTATATGACATACTAAACACAATTTTTCATGGCGAAGCTTATTATGACAATCTCCAACGTAAACAAGTAACTATACCCGGAATACTGAATTATATATTAAATTATATGAATTTTAATTATAATTTGGTGGGAGACTTCCAAACCCTATCGTCACAAATCAATAGAATTAATGTCTATACAATAGACGAAGTACTTCGGCACAAGAATCCAAACTATACTGAAAATTCACAAACCTTATCATATTATAATGATTCTATTACGTATTTATCCAACCTATTCAACTATTTTCTCCTTGGGGTACAGGCATCTGTAAATTCAGATTTCACCGAAGTATTCAAGTCTCCCATTAGAAATGCATTAAATTTTGGAAGTAATAATTATTCGTTAATAATAAATTCAAAAATAAATTATTCAGACCAAAATAATCTGGAATATGTTGTAAAATTAAAAGATCCGCTTCCGGATCAATACGGCATTGGATCTGCCTGTAATGTTTCAAATATAACCTACATTCCATTTTTCCAAAGAATAAATTTCATCTCCCCCTCTCCAATTTCGAGAGCCATAAAACTAAACAGTACAAATTTCAACATTCAGATAAATGATTTACAACCGTCAATATCAACAAAAACAAAAGAGTATAGTTATTCCGATCTATCAGTTCCATCTCCACAGAAACAGGATATACAAAATGTTAAAACGTCGACGCAGTTTAATGTAGATTTTTCAGATTTTTCAAATTTTGTGGTATTTTCGCAGGCATTTCTTCGTGTTAAGATATTTGAGAACAAGATTATTACACTTACATTATTGGACCAAGAAGCCCAAGTACTCAAACAACAAGCCAAGAATGGCCAATATCCCTCAACATTTACACAGCATGATGGATATAATAATATAATTACTCTTGGCCCATACACGTCTGGATCTCAACAATCCGACCAAATTAATTCTATATTGGAGTCGTTCGACCCATATGAATCATATCTTTATAACCAATATACTAGTGGCAGCTTTATTTATGACATTCCACATAAGATGTTCATAGATCCGGCACAAAGTGGGTCAAAAAATCCCCAGACATCTCCATATATATCAGAGCTTGAAAGTTCTGCATATGAATATGATCGTATAAATCGGGATAGTTTGTACAATAATACTCCGGAATTTATTAATGCTGATGACAACAATTCAGACTATTTAAAATTTCTCAGTATGGTTGGGCACCATTTTGATAATATCTACCTGTATATTTCGACGATGAACGTATATACCCAGATTGGGAATGATTTGGATAATGGTATACCGAGAACTTTATTGAGTTCTGTTCTGGAATCATTTGGAATGAAATTGCCGCCGACACTATCTGGTAATACAGATGGTTCAGACGTTCTCTCTACGTATCTCACAGATATACAAACCCCAGGCACATTAAATGGAATGTCGTTAGATGATAAGACAAAGGTTGTTTGGAAGCGTATACTGACAAATCTCCCCCAAATTTATAAAACAAAGGGAACCAATGAATCCATAACATATATATTAAACTGCTATGGTATTCCGGAAAACTTGATTACAATTAAGGAATTCGGTGGCGGATATACATCTCCAGGAATAGATTCTTGGAATGACGTGGCAGAAAAAGAATATTTATTACAATTCGTCGGGAATAATAATGAATATGTGAGAATTGATGGGGCCGGAGGGTATATGTCTCTGGATTTTAAATTTTCTGTGTCAGATAAGGATTATTCCCCAGGAAATTTGGTAGAATTATATTCAAAATTTGGCAACAATATGTCCCAAACTGTATCATTTGGCATCATAAAGGGAACAGATGTCAATGGAATGTATTATATCATTATCAGAGACCCTATCAGCGGAAGTGAATATGGATATGTGACAGACCCAATTCCTTTGTTTGACGGAAACATAACCAGCGTAATGTTAAGAAAAAATCATGTAAACCCAGAGTTTGAAAATTCCTGTTTTCCTGTAGACGCTATTCCTGTTCAATATGATATTGTGTCTGCAAGGAACAATACAATTCGTGATACATCATCAATCAAAGAATTTTCGTTCTATTTGTCTGGATCTGTTAACACTATATTTAGATCGAATAATATCAATATGTTCGGAAATTCATACCAAATTCCAGCATTAGTTTACTTTTCTTCCGAAGATGTGCTAAACCTACTGTCTTCAGAATTGGATCCCAATGACATTTTTGGCCCAGAAATGCAAGAAATACAATACGGGATGAATTATTCTGGGTCTTGGAACAATCCGTACGATCCAAATCAAAAATCAATCTTTAAATTAAATTTTATCGGGACACTCGACAAATTTACATTTAATTTGAACCCAATTAATAATGATGAGTTTTACACGAAATGTATAAATTTAAATTCGTATACTACTAGACATCCATCATCAAGCTATTTCGATACATTGTTTAGATTTGATTTGGGATTTCCTATAGATATAAGCGTGAGTTCATCAGCAGTTTCCGGTGGATATTCTGTCCAGAATTCCAACCCAGAATATTCAAATATAACTGCAAGCGCATTTAATTTCATAGGTGTAAATTATTCATCATCTTTTAATACTTCCTCATGTGTTAGCCAGTCCGTATCAGTATTCCCATATCAAACCCAGAAATTCGATATAATTAATCAATATTACACGTCAGAGGTTGGTCCAAACAGATTTGAAAATGAGAAAATTAATAAAAAATCCATAGTTTCTCCGGAAAATAGGCTTTCTCCTGCCAATGCACTATTTTACAAAGACTCAATAAATGATACAAAAGATTCAAATAAATTGGGAATATTTGTTGCCCCCGTGGAAGAAAGAAATTCTGATATATTGAACTTCTTTGGGAATCATAAAATAATATCTGCGATTGCCACTCCATATGATACATTGTCAAATGATACATCCTATACTGCATTGAAAAATCTTAGACGGGAATATTATGGTACACATAAACAGAGGATATTATTTAACGAGCTGTTCATTATGTATCAAACATACATTGATAAAAGTGTTTTTCAGACTCTTATTAATGTAATCCCTGGTAGAAATAAAGTATATTCCGGAATATTGATAGAACCGTCAATTCTGGAAAGAAACAGAATACACAGCCGAGTTGGCACGCATACCATAACAACGTTATCAGCAAATATAGAAATAGGGGAAAAGATAGTGAGCGATTCTGATGATGCTGGAAAATACTTTATCGCCACGGAAAATGTTGGCGGTATAATTCCTATTAATGAAGAAAATAAAAATGTATCATATAGCGATAATAATTGGATGGGATTGGGAGAGTATGTAGATGTACCAGACCCATTTCAATTAAATGTTTATTGCGAATCTGGAAGCGGTCTTGTATATTACACGGATGGGAAAGTATATCAGGCATATATTTTATATAAAAACGATTCATTGTATTATGCAAATGATAGTGATACATTAATATCGACATACAAAAAACGTTCACAAAAAATGGTATTATTCCCAGCAATCTACAATTTTATACTTGAGGAAAGCGATCCTATTATAGAAAGTGAATCGGAGAACGATTTATCTATTGAAAACACATATTTTAGTTCATCAGTATATCAAATTAGTCATTCAATCGTAGGATTGCTGGTTCCTTTTACATCCAGTTGTTATTATAACAATTTAATGTCCAGAGATATATTCACTAGGAAGAAGTGCTATTACACATCCAGCGGAAGTATATCAACTAACCATTCTCCAACGTGGTTTGTCAAGTCAAGACAGACATCACAAACAACCATCAGTGATCCTGATAATACAAATAATGGAGATGTTGCCCCGATTATTTATAGAATTGTTACGGGACCTGTTAAAGCGGGGGGAATCACTAATCCCAACATATTAAATAAATAAAATAAAAAGGATGAAATACTCTTCTAATAGTATATTTATAGTCAGGAATAACAAAATTTATGGCATATATAGATAACAAGTCAATAATTGTGGATGCGGTTTTAACTAAAAAGGGCCGAGAATTATTAGCAACAAATGGGAGCCTTAACATCACAGCATTTGCACTATCCGACGATGAGATAGATTATTCGCTGTACAATCCCAATGCTGCCAGTCCTGATTTGATGGAAATTGCCCTTGTTAATACCCCCGTATTTGAACCAAATGTTGACGAAACCCAGGTAATGAAGTATAAATTGGTAACTCTAGACCAGGGCACGACATTTATTCCTACGATTTCTATTTCACAGACGGCAATAGAACAATATTCGACATATAATGGAAGAATAGTAATTTCTCCTTCCACCACTCCCGCCAATTACAATTCAAACCTTGGATATACTGCGATATTATCTAACAATGTTGTAGGAAATATTGTCGTAATTACACAGGCCCCAAATGTTGGCGCATCCACCGGGACAGTCCCTATTTTTTCGGGCGACGTATCATCGGCAACATCACAAACACTTGTCGGTCTTGAATTCGCATTTACAGTAAATCCAGCATTAACTCGAACAACCACTACCACATTGACAATCGTTGGAAATGAGAGTGGCGGGTCAGTATCAATTCCGGTGACAGTAAAGGTATAAAAATATGGCAACATCCAATTTTAAAGTTTATCAATCTTTTGATTCTGCTGATATAATTAGCGGTAAATTTAACACCGTTTCGAGTGGATTTTTTCCTGGCGGAAACGTATTTTTTTCACAATCTCTCTTATTGACATCATCGGCCCAAGTAGCAACAGCATCTTTGTTTGGCGGATCATATGATATTCTAAATGGGTTATATTACACCGAGGTCTATGATAATAGTTATTCAAACCCACAGGTATTGTTCACAATTGCATATGGAAATATTACCGGAAGCGGGGCATCAAATTCAGATATTAATCAAACTCAGGCTATATATACACAATACAAAAATATATTGTTGGGAAACTCTGATGTGGATGGAATGTTTTCTTTTAGAACCGGAGGAACGGGAAGTTTTCAAACTGTAAATTCTGGTGACATATATACAATTAATTTTTCGTCCATGTTAACATCAAACCAAATTGATCCGGGACAGTGGAATATAACATTAAAAGGTCCTACTGGCACGATTTCTCTTATCGATGAAACTCCCCTTAAACAAGTTTCCAATAATTCTGGAGTATACGAGATTATTTCTGGTTCATATGATTCCAGTTTAGGTCAGACTGTTCAATACGGGACCGGGAGTTATAATGGATACGGTTTATTTTATCCTGCAAACGGAATAATTGTCTTGAATGCTTCACAATTATCCAGCTCAATTGGTCTGGCTGTGCCTCCCGCCGGACAATCCGGTTCATTGGCAGATCAATATCAGATACAAATATATAATGCACTGGTAAATGCTTCCGGTTCATCCATTAGAATCAGAAAATCAGAATTTGTTCCGTCTACCCACTATTTTGTCAGAGTTAAGAATCAAGACTATAATTTTACGAATAATCCTACATTTGTATATAATGCAAAAAATGTTCCTACTGGCAATTCTCCGGGAGATATTATCGCTGGATTATCTGCATCCCCGACTACATATGTAACCACAATTGGTTTATACAATGATGTAAATGAGTTAGTAGCCGTGGCTAAACTTAGTAGACCCACACATAAAGACTTTAATAGTGAAATTTTGTGCAGGATTCGGCTCGATTTTTAAAAATAGTCATATAATATTAAAATCTGCAATTTCTCTGTAAATTCTCTATTTATATGTAATGAATGATGTAGGCATATCGGTAGAATTTATCAATTATGGAACCCCATGGGTAGCAAACTATTGTACGTTGGTTGATAGTGGTTCTTCCCCATATATCCTCGAAGAAGAGGATTTAACCCAAGATATAGAACTGGAAGATACTGGTTCTGGTTATATAAATCTTGAATCCATAAATTCCATTTCTTCATTAAATTTGCCATATTATGGCGTTCCATATTTCGTTTTCATTCCACCGACATCTGCATCATATGATAGTAGTTCTTACTCAGTAGCATTGCAGCAATCAGATTATGATTTCACAACTATAAGAGAAGGATTATTTGTAAATTCAAATGTAATGTTTAATCCAGATATTGAGTGTAAAAATGTTGATGATACATACAAACGAATAGTTTTCAATCAGGTAAAAAATTCATATTATGATTTCAATCCAATCACCACAATTGGGTCTAACAACCAATTCGATGTTATGTTGGATGGAAAAAATCAAGTAATATATTCATCTATAAAATCAGTGAACATCCCGCAGCCATTTTTCGGAGAAAGTATTATTCAAAACAGTATAGCAATTAGGGAAAATCGTGGATTGGTAGATTATACCATTGTGGACGACGGAAATGGAAACTTGTATACTAAGGACAAAATGTTCTCGGTGGTAATAGATGATCAGAATAGGGGAGAATTTTCAACATTTCCAACAGCATCAGAAACAACTTCATCAATTAGTGAATCCTCTTGTAGATTTTATACAAGACGGCTGAATATGGGATACTCGGTCGCAGCAAGCGATGAATACGCCGCCATAGGTTCACCATGTTTTGAAAAACACATCCCGACGGAAGGATTTGTTGATATCTACAACTATGACAAAACCGTAAGTGATAAATTTTCATATTTAATGACATTAAAACACACCCCAGACATTGCGTATCCAGTGTATGATATTTTAATTGAAACAAATACGGATTTTGGAAGATCTGTTGATGTATGTGGAAAAGCCTGTGCCATATCGGTAATTACTGCAAAATATTATTTTACTTCTTCGTTCGGGATTGATGTATATTCCTCAAGCGCAGTTCCGGCAATAGAAATTTACGATTTGTCTACAACATCTTCTCTACCATCAACCATAGTTTCGGCTTCGATGGTGCCATCCATTTACGATACTGGGTCTGGAACATTCGGTCAAAAAATATCAATCAATAACAATTTTCTGGTAGTTGGTTGTCCGTATTCTTACAAGAATCCAAACACATTGAAATTTGGAGGAAGTGTCTATGTTTTTTCCGGAAGTATTAATACTGAGTATTCTTTCCATTCTATGTTAACCGGAAGCAATCCCGGAACAGATATTCTATTCGGAAGAGATTTGAAGATAGATAAGACATATAATAGAATCATTGTTGGTAATGGAAATTTTGACCAAGCAATAAGTTCTAATGCCTACTTGTTTGAATATGTCAGTGGTTCTTGGAAAGAAATATATACGTTTTCTTCCCCACCGAAAACAACAGAGAATTTGAATTTCATAGGTGTCCAGCCATACAGTACAGAACTTGACCTTCCGGATGCATTTGGAACATCTGTATCAATATATTGTGCATCATATAATGATTATACCGTCGCTATTGGGGCACCATTTGATAGAGTAGTTACCGAATATAGCGGTTCTTCATGTTATAAAAATGGGGCGGTATACCTATTTGATCGTCAATATTGCACTCTTACGGGGAGTGGGTCTATAATATCATATGTCGATGATGGGTTTGTTCAAAACAGAGTCTCTGGTAATGATGAAACATTCAAGAACAATAAATTTGGCCACTCTGTAGATTTACATGATAACAAACTTGTAGTATCTTCTCCGAAATATTTACAGGAATTGCCAGCAGACTATTTCTCCGGGACATTCATGGAAAACAATTTGTTGGTACATCCCCGGTTGGAGGAAGCGTATCTTGGGATGTTCCACATATATATAAAAACGGAGACGTATGTACCACCAAGTATGTCAAATAATAGTGGATCAGTTTTGAATTTCGCATGGTCAGATTATGCGACATATAAGCCACGAAAGCTGTATGGGCATCCGCATTGTTTTTATGCATATGACGTAGCAATATTTAATGATAATCTTGTTGTAGGGAATCCTATAGTACTTGTTAATTCAACGTCGGGATCTTCTGCACCATACGATATATCTCTTGAGAATACTATTGTCGATGTTCAGGTGGATAAGACAGTATTTGTTAAGAATTTACAGGGAAACTTTAATATTTTCACATTTTCTGATTATGAATCTGAACATCACGTCGGAAATGTTTTTTACAAGACTGGAAGAATGGTACTATCAACTTCCGGATCTATATTTGATTCTATTTTTGAAACATATGTTAATGATTTTCCAATATATGACATAGAATTCAAGAACAAAATTCGATTATATGAGAAGGAAATCATATGTACCGTGAATCCCGGAGAATTCAATTATAGTACAAATCCAACAGCATATACCTATAGCATTGTCTCCCCATTGGATCTAAATAAAACGGGCAAATTTGAATTTGATGACTGTGATAAGGTTTTACGTGGTCTATATTACAAATTTACCGGAACCGAAGCTTGGTGGAAATTGTTCGATGGATTCTCGGATATGTCCAACTTTGATACAGCCATTGAAAACAGTCTATTTAACTATTATATATCAAATAGTCCTACCAAAACATTATTAACATCTCGCCTTACCCCAAATGAAATTTCGTACATTGTGAACGATTTGAATAAAGTATTGGATATAAATGGAGATGGGGTTTCAGACTATAATGATATTAAACTTGTGTGGAAATATTTTGTTTCACATTTGTCCCCCAACAACTTTAATCAATATCAAACATCGAGATGCATTTCTGGTAATAGGCCAACATATGATATGGTCACGTCCTATTTAGATGTTGTCACTGGTAAATCAAACAAACCAACAATATTGGACACGTTCTATTCAGGATCTACATCTGCAACGTCATCATATTTGACTCCGTATGTCACAACAATCGGTCTATATAATGGGGCAGATCTTATTGCAACTGCAAAGTTAGGAACTCCGACGAAAAACCTTGGGTATTTCCCAATTAATTTTATTGTTAGATTCGACATGTAATTTGATATTTATTGTGTGAAAGAGGTGTTGTTTAATTATGATTAATGTAATGGTAATTGAAGATAACGATGGGGATTATGTTCTCGCAAGAGAAGCTATAGCTACGCACTCACAACAAATTGAATTATCCAGAGCAAAAACACTTGCAGATGGGTTGGACCAGATAATGACCAAAACTAATATTGATCTAATATTAGTTGATTTACATTTACCAGATTCTATTGGTACTAGTACCATTTTGCTAATAAAAGAAATAACAGATATACCCATTGTGGTATTGACCGGAAATGATGATGACGAAATGATAGTAGATTCTATACGATGCGGAGCATATAATTTTTTACATAAATCTGAAATGAACGGGAATCTACGGAGAGCTATTCTTACTGCCAAGGCAAAATCAGACTGTGATTCAGAAAAGAGGAAAAAATTGTTGGAAACGATGAGAAAATACTTTCCGCCCACAGCGAAAACAGAACCTTCCCAAAAACAAGAAATAAAATCTACTAATATTATGGAGGATGTCGAAACCGAGATGTTGGCGACAATTATATGAGCATTGAAATTGAAGATATAATGATGGAACTAGTAAAGAACATAGGGGAATCAAACAAGATTCTTCTTGAACGCGTGTCTAAATTAGAAGAAAGTAGCAGAAATACTGCTACCCATGTAGATATGGTGGAGTTGGTTAAGGCCGTTTATCGTGTTAATGAAGATACACAACAAATAATTTGTTATATAGCAGATCTTGATAACAGTGTTGGAACTATAGATATTCTTACGAAGTGGGATAAATTTTGGTCATGGCTATCCAGGGGTAAAGTTATTGGAGGAATCATTGTTGCAATTTTAGCGGTGGTTGGTGCATTCGTCTGGTTTTTAATAAAATGGTTACCCCTCCTTACAAAACTATTTTCTGGCAGTTAAAACAATGAATAACTTGACCCAACTTTTCGTTGATAAGTTTAATTTACTCTTATCAGAATCCATAGAATTGTTGTTAGAAGCCGCCAGAATTCAGCATATAGAAGATATTATTTTCTGGGAAGGGTCTCGTGGCGCTTTAAGAGCAGTAAAAAGCCTTGAATCTCTACAGGCAGGAAATACCAAAGATTTGTCTGTTAAATGGGATGGTTCTCCTGCAATAATTTTCGGAAGAAATCAATCTGGCCAGTTTGTATTAACTGACAAAAACGGCTTTGTTGCTAAATCATATAATGGTAAGCCTACTTCTGCCGTTGAACTGGAGAAAATGTTTTTGGGAAGGGGATCAAACAAAGATATTAGTTATAGACAATTCGCTGCGAATATGAAAAGTGTATGGCCTATATTTGAAGAGTCTGTTCCGACTGAATTCCGAGGGTATTTTAAGGGAGATTTATTATATTTTAATACCCCAAAACTAGAAAATGGAAGATACATATTCAAACCAAATATCGTAACATACAGTGTTTCAGAAACATCTGAGCTTGGAAAAAAAATATCTAAAAGTGTAGTCGGAGTTGTGGTTCATAGGATTGTGGACGAGGCCGGTACCGAATATCCAATAAAAGATTTAAACCTTTTTAAAGGTGCGAGATTGTTAGTGATTCCTCCTATTATTGTTCAAAAACCACCGGTTATTGATAAAGGAATACTTAGAAAACTAGAATCTTCTATAAAACGCAATGCCAGAGATATTGATTCTTTGTTAGATAAGAACAAACTCTCAGCGCAAAAAATGACAGATTTTCCTGATATTTTGTACAAATATATCAATAGTAAGGTTGATACAGGACTAGAAGGCCTTGGCAAAGACTTTTTAAAGTGGCTATCTAAAAGCAACGTATCAGATACAAAAAAGAAAAAGATTGACGAATATATAAGACAAAATGTAAACGGATTTATTGCATTGTGGGAAATTGTTACGTCTCTCATGTCAATAAAGGATAACATAGTTGACCAGATAGATAGTCAAAATGTAGATATACAGACATCCATTAATGGAAAGCCTGGTGGAGAAGGATATGTTTTATCACAACCGGACGGAGATATAAAACTGGTCTCAAGATCAAAATTTAGTGCTGCAAATAGAGCCGTGGTGAGAGAGGATATAGTTGAAGGTGGGTGGTTAAATCCAAAATTAACATCGGGAACGAAACTGACTCCTGACATAATTGAGAAAGTAAATACACAGTTTAATATCTTTATTGGTGATCTAAATGAGTTCATTTTATCAAAAAACATACCAATTATCAAAGAATTTAAGATTCTTGGTTCTGCCGCATATTATATTAAAGATCTGGAAGATAAGAAAGAAACCCAATACGGGGATATTGATATGATGCTGGTATTGGAAAAGTCTCCAGACGAAATAGATCAACAAACCAAATCGAAATATCAAAAAATTATAGTGGATTTCGTGGAAAATTCTTCGCAGGGATACGTTGACAAAGAATCAGCAAGGCGGAGTCACGGTTCACAATTAATTATAAAATTGGGGGAAGAATCATGGGTTCAATTGGATTTGTTGTTTACACTGGAAGAATATAAAGACTGGTTTTCCACGAGATTTACACCGCAGCGTGGTATAAAGGGGTTCGTAATAGGAAATCTATATTCATCATTAGCAGATACTTTAAATATTAGCATTTCAGATAGGGGCGTTAGAACCAAGACCAAAGACGGTAAAATAGTATCATATTCTCTAAAGAAAGACGTAATTGACAAACTGGTTACAAAGCATCCAAAAACATTCTTATATGATATTTGCACATTTTTGTCAAAGTTTTATGAGTTGCCTCTGCAAGAAATAGATCCAAATCTTGATGCAAATCGTGGCATGGATCCGAAAAATATTGACTTTAAGGGATTTGTAAAGGGCGTTTATGGACTGGCAAAAACACTGGAAAAATCGGGCATTTTGGATAAAATGGGATTCACGTATACTTCTTTTATCACATCCATAAAATCAAAATATTCAGAAAAATCCACAGACCAATTGAATAAGAGAGAGAAAAAATCTGATTCAGAAGAGACTCAACAATCGATTGATAAAATAAAAAAGAATATAGAATTTGGGACTTCCATACTTGGAAGTACACTTAATGAAGGCGGAAACGTATTCAAGGACCCCTCTGGAAAAATATTGACACATAGAATTAATAAACCCGATGTTATTCCTACAATTAACTGGTTGGAAAAATTGACCGGATTAAAACTGGTGGATAATACATTGGGAACAACTGGTATCAAGGATTCATCTGGAGATTTAGATTTGGCTGTCGATGTTTCTACCATATCCAAAGAACAATTGTCAGCGATTCTTATTAAATGGGCTATAAAGACCAAACACGATCCAAAGGAATTTGTCAAAAAGACAGGAGATTCCGTCCATTTCAAGACCCCTATCCTTGGAAACGAAGAGAATGGGTTTGTTCAGACAGATTTTATGTTCGGTGATCCTGCATGGATGAAATGGAGTATGCGAGGAGAACCAGAACCATATCGGGGAATGCAAAGACATGTATTGTTGGCCAGTATAGCAAAATATAAAAACCTCAAATGGTCATATAAAAATGGATTGGTTGATAGATCAACAGATAAGATAGTCAGTAAAAACCCTAAAGAAATTGCAAAAATTTTATTGGGGGTTGATGCTACAGAGAAAGATTTGGAAAATATTCCAACAATTATAAATAAGATAAAATCCGATCCGAATTACGATGCCATGACCGCAGAGGCTAGACAGACACTAAAACAACAGTATAATGCAATCCTGCCGTAATTTAAGCTAGTTATTGTTTGTATTAAACCGTTATAAATCGATATTTATTATTGTATATGATAAATAATACACAAAAATCCGGGGCAAAATATAGCTTATCAACCATGCCTGTAGATATTGAGGATGCTTCTCATCTTTCCGATTACTTCGTTGTTTCAGAACTTCCTTCGGTTCTTAATGCAGGCAAAACGTTGTTTGCCATAAATGGTTCACCACTTTTAAAATCAAATGCACAAATTTTGGTCGAAGTATTAGATGCATCTGGAAATGCTTTATATTATGAAGTGGCTGAATCAGGATATTATTCATATAATGTGACCACAGATTTGGCGATTTCCATTACAGTAGATCAATCTACAGAACCAGGAATTGGGACAATAACTTTGGTCGGAACAACTGCTACAGGGCAAAATGTTCGATGGTCTACAAACATAAAAATTGACCCTTCCCAGGAAAATCGTTCCAAGGTGATTTTTTATCAGACTCCAAAAATCGAAACAAATTCATCTCTGGTTTATGTTTTGAATGAAACCCTTTCGTCAGCAAATACGGACCCAATTATCATTTCGGGAAGTATATATGGTACACCAAATGTTCCCAGGGCCTATTCTGATATTAATGCAATTGATCCGAAAAAAACGCAAACAGGATATACATTAACAACATTAAATACTTCTCAGGGGTTTTCGTCTGATAATGTTAATTCCACTATTGTGTTAAATGTTGATACAATATCATACTTGAACGGAAATAATATAGTTACTCGATCTGTAGATATAACACAATCCTATGATATCACTGGTGTAATTAATACAGGATCAATTACAATCGATTCTCCGTTTACATATTTTACCGGAAATGTTAATCAAGTAGTTCCTATTATACATGGAAATTTTACAAACAAATATGTCCATGTTGGATATATTACTGGTTCTGAAGCAGATGACGAAAGTAATCCAGATAAGAAGAAAATTTTTCAATATATGCCACATAATGGTGGTATTGTATTCCTTAAAAATGGATATTTGGAAGTTACCTATTCAAATTTGGCAACATTTACTGGAAAAGTTTACCGACACAAAATTTATAGAAGAAGTTTGAATAAATCATCAGACTATGAATGCATTGCCGATGAACCATTAGAAAACAAAAATATACTTATAGACACTATTACAGTAAATAGGTTTTTCAATGAGATCGGAAAATATCCAAACCAGACTCATGTTAATAGATACTACTATAGTAGCAGTGCGAATTTACATCTAACACAATCTTCCGACCCAATATTGGATTCGATGACAATAAATTGTTCTTCGCCAAATCCATTGGGGATTAGTCTATCACAATATATTATCATTAAAAACAATAGTTCTATCTACACTACGTCTTCCGCATATATTCCCTATGATTCTAATGCTTTCGAGACAAGAAAAAGTGCATCATATGATAGCAACTTTTTGGAATTGTACCCCAATACGGATTATTCAATTGGAGCCGATTTGGCATTAACGTCTAATGACATAACCAAAGAATCCAGACTAACGTTTTATTTCACTGGGTCATTTAATAATGATCTGGCACAATCAGATCCTGCATATGTTAATGGGGTTGGTTTAAAATTGGCCGAATATATATTGCCGCCAGGAAAAAGTTCCGTGACATTTGATTCCGTCATGGATAAAACGCTCTTTTCGTTTGTTAATGATTATCGAGGAACTATAGTAATGGTACCCGTAAATTTGTCATCGATAAGGATATCAAACTTCTCGGTTTCAACATTTTCAGAATATGGATTTAACCCAGACTTATATACTGTTAGAATACCATTTGATGTTACTGTCAAAAATGAACAGTTTGAAATTAAAATAGAATTTTTCGATGTTGATTTTAACCTAATATATTCAGAACTTATAGATGTTATAAATTTTGACCAATATGGTCAAACATTATACAAATATATTCCAAATTATCTTTCAGCGGATCAACAATCCGTAGTAAATACGTTAAATTCTGGGTCTATTAGTCTAACAGTTCCGATTACTGCCAGTGCATTTTTAACAACCAACCCAGGAGTAGGATTTTTTGGAACTGCTAGCTATGCTTTAAATTCAAGCGGAAGTTCTGGAACATCATTAATAACTGGTTCAACTTATCCAATAACATCAAGCTGGTCCAACAATTCAGTAACTTCTAGTAATGCAATTTCTAGTTCGTATGCTTTATCTGCTAGTTACGCTGCCAATGTTCCCACAAGCGTGCCTACATCAAGTTATTCTTACACGTCTAGTTGGTCTGTTAATTCTCTTACTGCATCATCAATTAACTTTGTTCCAAATTTGGCTAACACCGCAAGCTATAATATTAGTTCCAGCCATTCGTTGAATAGTGATAATTCGGTTTCCAGTTCATATTCTATATCGTCAAGTTGGGCACCAACTCCCCCAGCATTAGTAACAGGTTCAACTTACCCAATCACATCAAGTTGGTCCAACTATAGTATAAGCTCAGGCTATTCATTGAATAGTGGAACGTCAACAAATTTGTCTGGTGGATATGTTAGTTCAAGCGGAATTGTATCGAATACAATTTCTGCTAACACGGCGTCATTTTCTGGGTTAACAATTAATGATTATTTGCAATTACTACCGGTAAATGCCAATATAATCCCCACTGATCATTCTGCCGGGTATATCTACGTAAGCGGTTCAACTAATCAAATATATTTCTCACAATATAATGGTTTAGCGACCGATACAGTACAGTTAAGTTGGCTGGAAGATAACCTTTATACTGGGGTATTATGGGGAGGATCGATTACCACTGGTTCATCCACAACTATCAACATTGGAAGTGGGAGCGGCATTATTGTCAATCTTAACGCAACAATAACAGAACAACCATATCCAACAATTAATTATGTAAACTGGAATACAATAACAAATTATCCATTATCATATTTAACATCATCAATTTCCAGTTTCATTGGGATTGACTCATCAGGAAATGTATTGGAAAGAAATCAACCATGGGCAGACGGACAACATAATACAGACTTATTTTTGGGACTTGTATTACACCAAAATTTCTCAACAATTAACGGTGTGGTCACATATCCAGCATTATCATATGGATATAAACAACGAACATATGATTTCATAAAAGCGTTTGGTTCCCTAAAATTAAGTGGATATGCAATGACACCGAGCGGAAGTTCTACTGGAAGTTTAACAGTGGGAAGTGGAACGGCTTGGGCTGATGGGAGAAATTATACAGTTGACCCTAACAATCCAAGTTACATTGTTGATCCAGGAACAAATGTAAGTAAAATTTTTAGATACTATCAAAGTGGTAGCTCATTTGTTTATGATAGTAACGGTGGAATTGGATATTCTTCAATTGATCCGACACGGTATAATAGTAATGGGGTATTAACAGCAGTTCCCGGCACTGGTGCCAATAGACGATGGACCGTTCAGAGATGTTATTGGTTTCCTAATAGTGCAACCAAAGCGGTAATAGTTTATTATGGTAACGCCACTTATACAACCCAAACAGATGCAATTGCTAATATTCCATATGAAACATTTTCAGAATCGACGATAACAGCGGAAAGTGCCATATCACTCGGAACATTAATAGTTAGAAATAATGCAACATTTACGGATTCAACTAGTTATGCAATTCTTTCTGCCGGATTGTTTAGGAATTCTGGTGGTTCTGGTGGTAGTAGCACAATTGCTAATTATTTGACAGATTTAACTGATGTATCTATTGTATCACCTACTAGTGGAGATTTATTGATATATGGTGCGGATGGAGACTCTAAATGGAATAATTCAAAAGTATTAAATGGTAGTTATTCATTAAATGGTTCTTTAGATATTGCATCTGGAACTTCTGTGGGTGTTCCTCCAACGGCAAGTGCTAGATTATATTCCAACACTGTAAACGGAGTTAATCAATTAAATTGGACAGATTATACTGGATATAATATTAGAATTGGTAGAGATGTTTTATTTACCGGGCACAATTCAGAAATTAATACACTGAATACTGGAGAAATTGTTTATATATCTGGATCAACGGGAACTAGTCCAAATGTTAAGAGAGCAATGGCAAATTCTCTTAATACACTGCCTGCTGTTGGAATCGTTATTAACACCGGAGGTATTAGTTCTGGTGGATATGGTCGGGTATTAAAAATTGGTAGAACTGAGTGTATATTTGATACGTCTAGATTTAATATTGGGGACAAATTATATGTCAGTGCTACAAATAGTGGATCACTAACAAATGTTCAGCCAAGTTCTCCAAATTATACACAGTTTATTGGCTATGTAATAACAACGGATGCTACATCAGGATCTGTATCGGTTAACTTCAATTCCATGGAGCCATTGTCCTGTTCATATGCATTAAGTTCGAGTTATTCCAATAATTCTACGAGTGCATCATATTCACTAAATGCAACAACTGCACAAACTGCCTCGTCTATAAATTTTGTGCCGGCCACTTCCAGCTATTCAAATAATAGCACGTCGGCAAGCTATTCCAACATTTCAACGTCATCTAGTGTTGCTACATCAGCTTTAACAGCATCATCAATCAATTTTATACCAAATTTGGCTAACACCGCAAGCTATAATATTAGTTCCAGCCATTCGTTAAACAGTGATAATGCAATTTCTAGTTCGTATGCTTTAAGCTCTAGTTGGGCACCAACTCCTCCTTCACTAGTTACAGGTTCAACTTACCCAATCACATCAAGCTGGAGCAATAATTCGGTTTCCAGTTCGTATGCAAATACCGCAGGAACCGCCAGTTATGTATCTGGATCTGTTGTAATAACAGGATCCATCTCAAATGCTGTTAGTGCAAGTTATTCTTTATCATCAAGCTATGCAGCAACTGCGAGTTATATTCAACCCGCTATCCTTGCATCTTTTGGAATGACAATTAATGGTAATGGAGCAGTCCCATCTACAGGTATAAAGGGATTCGTAACAATCCCATATAATCTTACAGTTACTGGTTGGTATATTAATGCGAATACATCCGGTTCTGCTGTGGTAGATGTAATTCGGTCTACTTATGGTGGTGCTTCTGCCAGTGTTGCCGGAAGTGAATTGCCGACATTGTCAAGCCAGATTAGTAATAGAAACTTGACAGTGTCAACTTGGACATCTTCGCTAAATGCCAATGATATTATACAATTTAATCTAAATTCGGTATCAAATTCAACTATAATAAGTGTCTCAATCATCGGAAATAAACGTTAACAACTATTTAAGAGTATGGCATATAACTACCAATTTATTAATAGACTATCTCAATACGGATATACCAGTTATGATTTAATATTAACCGATAATTCTGGTATTATGCCAGATGTTCGTTTAATGAAGGAATTTAAAGTCGGCGAGGATAACGATCTAGACTCGATTGGTGCAACAGAATGTAATAATGCCACGCAAGCTTACAATGACAATCAAACAAGACAGTGGGTTATTAAACAAATACAAGATGCATCTGGTTTAGTGTATGACTATATAAATTCGTCAAATCCAGATTTAAATGTCTTAAATAATGTTAATAATATTATTAATCCTGTATTGAATTTTTATGGGATACCGACCCAAGAAGGGCTCCAACCCCTCCTGTTAACACGCTTAAACAATAATATTAATACAATTTTGGAAGCTTTTAATCAATTGCCAATAACTGACAATACAATACCGGCAACACAATATTTTGTAAATCAGGTTCAGTTAGCACTAACACCGACCAGTTCATCAGGACAATAACAATGGCTACCTACATTTCCAATCCAGCAGGAGGTAATCTAACAGCATCCGGTTCGTGGTTGCAGGTATCGTCTACGGCTGAAAATGACTCGGTTGCCACAGGAACAGCCGCTACAACCGCTTTCCAGTACAGTTCGACCTTCGTCCCTGCGGCTTCGGCAGTCGGTGGGGTTGCGGTTAGAATTTACTCCAGATCCGTTGCCTCGGTCGGCACAGTAACGGTCTATTTTGCCAACAACACTTCCGCAGGAGCCAGAGAAGCCAGCACAACCCTGCAAATTGCTGATTTTCCAAACCTTCAAACCCAAAACTGCGGTTGGGCTTATTTTCAATTTCCAGCCTCAGTAACGCCAAACGGAACCGACGCTTACAAAATTGGTATTTGCACCTCCCAATATGTCTTTACTGTTTCTGGGGTTTCTGTTGCTCCGCTGCCAGGCAACACCTATACCAACAATGGGTTTACATTTACTATTCAAGGGACAAGCATTGTGGCTGGATCTGGCATTATTTCAGC